CAATGACTGAAACAGTTTTCTCTGAAAGTATTGCACATCTTGCAACTCACCAAGATTCTGTCCTGCTGGCAATGTTGTAATCTCTGTACCTTTACCACCTTCACGGCGAGGCAACCAGAAGTCTTCAAGCATTGAAAGATGTTTGCGCTCATCTTTAATCTCACCAGTGTTTGCATCATAAACAAGTTTGTTACGATACTTGACCATGATATCACGAAGATATTGTTCTGCTTTTAATTTTGGTAAGTTACCAACATCGATATAGAACACTCGGCGCTCAGGTGCTCTTGACAATCTGTAAATGACAATAGCATCTTCAGTCATTCTCAATTGATTCAGTGGTTTGATTGCTTTATGCAAGTAACCAAGAACCATTGTGTTCTTGGCATCCATTAAACCTGAGTTTACATTAATGATTGAGTCTGGTGCAATACGAATACCAGATGCGCCTGCTGTAGCATTTGCTGTATATCCTTGAGTGGTCATGCCTCTATCATTATAGACATAGTACTCAGTGACAGATGTAATTAATTCAGCACCCGTTCTTGGGTCTTTACCTTTTTGAATCTCACGAACTTTTCTAATTTTTCGTGGGTCAATAAATCTTAATTCTTGTATGCCTTGTTTAGGCTGTTTTTCGTTGACAATAATATGATAGTTAAGTCTACCATCAATATACCAACGGCGATAAATCTCATCTCCAAGATTCGAGAAGTTCAACATGCGTTTAACATTTTGAAACTCTTCTCTAATTTTCTTTTTGATAGATTCAGGCTGTTTCAATTTGTCCATATTGATATCAACGATTTCACCATCGTCAGTGTCAATAGTAATTGATTCAGTAATAATTTCATCGATGGCCGCTTCACATTCTGCATGAAGAGACATCTCACGATATCGTGTAATTAATTCAAGTTCATTGCGAACTGAACCTTCGAGGTCCACATAGGTGCCATAATACGCACCAGACTGAACGGTTATAGCGCCGTCTTCAACAGCGGCTTGCGGCATAACGAAAGAAGACTGCTCAGGTTTTTCGACCTGAGTTACTTCTTTCTTGCCTAGATTGAAACCAAAAAGTTTGATAGCCATATCACTCCATTATATAATAAAAAGTAAGGGAGGGGAAATCCCTCCCTATACTTAGTTGATGCCGATTTCGGCGGCTTCCCAATATTGATACGCCATAGATACTGTAAACTCTTCAATTGTATCGTTTGATCCCCAATCGACATCGATTTGACTGACATCAGTTGGAAACATTCCGACAAACTTGTATGATTTAATTTCATTTCCTGTTTTACCATACTGTCTTACAACAGCATCTACACCATAAGATGTAGAAGAGGAAGCGATATTATTTCTCAAGTTAGTAGAGTGTGAATTCAACGCCGCCATCCAACGCTCGAAAGCATTACGGATAACGAAGTCTTCATCATTGATAATTGTGATTGTCCAATCAGCAAATGTTCTGTTACCCGCTACTTTAATCTCACGACCAAAATATTGGATAGGCACAGCATTAACTGTAGAACCTGGCAAGCCAGCAGTCTTACAAAAGAATGTAAGTTTTTGTGAAGCATTTCCGGGATTAGAGAAAAGAGGGAACTGCATCTCAACTTGGAATAAGTTAGGACGAGCGCCATCTCCTTGCATCTGAGAGCGGAATTCATAGACATTAAAAGCCATTTAATTTTCTCCTGTTCTCTTTATTTATTAGAATTTACCAACAACTTCATCGAATGCAACACCAGTTCTAACTGCAACGAAGTTCAGTTGAATGAAATTGATTGAACGAGCAGGTTTGATATAAATGTCACCAATAAATTCATTACGGTCAATTACTTCACCAGTGTTATTTGTCTCATCGCAAACAACACGATAATCGTAAATACCACGGCGACCTCTTACATCACGCAAGAATGGTTCGACTAGTGCTACGAATTGGGCACGAGTAAATTCGTCATTAAATTCAAACAATGAAAACTTGGCTGCTTTTGCAATTGCTTTTTCAAGAACAATAAACAAACGGCGAACATTGATTCTGTCGAATGCAGATGGTTTAGCTAACATTGTCTTATCACCGAAAAGGATTGTACCTTCACCAGGGAATGTAACGACAGGGTTAATACCAATCTTGTACAACTCATCACGCTCTGCTTTGGTTGGATTGAAAGAAAGTTTAATAACATTCTTAATTTGACCACGATTGAAACCAGCTGGTGAGAACCATGGGTCACGCTCAGTGTCTGTTCTTACACACAATCCTGCTGTGTCACCGTTCATAGGAACATAACGGTATACATCGTTGTATTTGTCGTATTGATATTTCCATGCTGAGTCTATGACTGCGTATGAAGATGATGTTAACAAATTACGGAATGTAGTAATGTTTGCTCTTTCGCTACCTGCTTGGTCAACAACATCAGTGCGGCGTGGTGATAAGAATACTAAGCAGTCTTTACGAGACTCAATAGTACTAATCAAGTCTGTTGCAACAGTTTGGGAAGTAGCACCACCTAAAACCAATGAAATGTCAACAATTTCTGGGTCTGCAAAAAAATCATAACCTCTGATAAGGTCATCATCACCAGGAGTTTCATATAAACCACCAGCTAGAGATGAACTCACTGGAGTATTAATGTTAGTATAAGTTATACCTAGTGCGGCTGAACCCCAATTGGTACCACCTGAAGTGTGGTCACCCCAATAAATGTATTTGGATTTATTGAAAAGAACACGAGGATAGTAGCTTGATGAACCGCTATCGCTCTTAGCATCAGATGCTTTAGAAAGATATGCATATTTTTCAAGAACTGTGTTTGCTGAACCTGTTAGTTGACCGTCTTCATCGATAACGATAATGTGCATTTCATCTTTACTACCACCTTTATCAGCGACAAAAGTAGAAGTTCCTGGTGCACCATCAAAGTTATCAGCATATTGCCACTTACGAAGAACTGATGCTCCAGCAGAAACTGCTGTTGTCAATGCTGTTGCGAGTGTAACAACTGTTGTAGAAATTTGAGCAACACGGATATATGTTGTACCGCCATCTACAGAGATGAAGTCGTTGTTTGCAATCCATGTGGCACCGCTTGAACTAAGGTTAATAGTTGTGTTACCAACGATAGATGCGTTTGATGTGATAGATGCTAGTGAGGTCAAGTTTCCAGAAAATGCATTTGCACTTGGGCAAATAGAAATTCTCAATGAATCACCTAAAGGGCCAGCATATCTAGCGGCGAAATCGCCGAATGTGCCTTGTCCGTTAAAATAGTTCTCTTCGTATTTTTCTTCATTCTTAATATAAATTCCATTCCCGCCTGTTGTAGCGTTGTTTGAATTTGTATTAGCGGCACGAACAATACGAAGATTGTTTCCATACGCCAAAAAGTTGGCAGCCGTAAAAAATGATGTGGCAGTATTTGCATCCGGTTTACCGAAGATTTCAACGAGTTTTACTTCGCTGTCAACAAGAATCCTAGTGTCAATAGGTCCCCATTGAAATGCTCCAGAAAACGCACCTTGAGTTGTCCCAACAGCAGGAACTACTGTTGTTAAGTCAATCTCTGATACATTTACGCCTGGACTTAGTTGAAAGGCCATGTTTTGTCTCCTTTAAAATTCTTAGTCTGGCTTAAAATTCCAATTACTGTTTATTTATAGTTTTATAAATTTGAGGAAAGATAGCGACTTTTTACGCTAGTCCATAAATCACCATCCTCAACTCTCATCTCTTCATAATCATTTACACCCTGATATCCATCTATGATACCAAAAGGTGTCATTGAGTCTTCAATTAGGGAGTTTTGCTCTTCTAGAATGTGCTGTCTAATGTCTGTATTTGTAGTTTCTTTGAAAAATTTCTGTGCAACTAGCCAAGCAAAAAGCACCAGCGTCATTGCTAAGTCATCATTGTTACCTTCTTCAGCGGCATAACTATCTTTAACACGCACAAATGTGTTAAGTTCTGCAATGGTATCAAAGTCATAAATCAAAAATTTATTGTTCTCAACAATTGCTTTTAAGTTAGCACATCCAATCTTCTTAACTGCTGATGTTGTTCTCAATCCAAAAGAGACTGATTTTTTATATCCAGCAGAAATTGACTGACCTTTGATAGAGTGATGTTCTAACTTGAAGATATTTTCATACTCTAAATCATTATGTAGTATATCCACAACTTGCTGTCCGTTGTCATTGATTTCAACAAGCACAAATGCTTCATTGTAATACTTTGCTACCCTATAAATTAATGTAGGAAATGTCAACGGTGAAATGGTATTGCTTCTATATTTGGCAACTTGTCTGTAAGGAACAGTAGTTACATCGACAACTGAGAATGCTGAATAATCTAAACCTAAACCTCTCGAAACATCGACTGTCATTGTATACATGTTTTTAGGTTTCATTTTTTCAGTGACTTCATCAATGCATTCACCAATCGGTCTTTCGTATATTGATAGACCATTCTCTTCTTCAAGAGGATTCTTGAATGCTAACTCACGAAGTTTTATACCAGAGATTAATGTTGCCGAAGAACCAATGAATTCTGTCTCAAACTCTTGTCTAAATTGTTCTTCAGAAGTGTTTCGTATTGTCTCTTCTTTCCAAGCATCATCACGACCCGGAACCATTGACCAATGAACTTCAAGTGGTTTGTATGTTGAACGACCTTCTGTCGCATCGACCCACATCTTATAGAATTGATTCAGACCATTAGGTGTCGATACAATAATAACCTTTGTTGTTTTACCTGATGAAATAACTGGATATGTCGATGTGAAGAAGTCTTGTGCCATGTTGTGTTGAACGAAGGCAAACTCATCTAGAAAAACTAGATTGTAAGTACCACCACGAACACCAGATGCAGAAGTAGCGTATGCCCAAATAACAGAACCATTTTCAAGTTCAATGTTACCTTTGTTCCAAACTTTGATACCTTGTTGCAACCATAGAGGCAAATATTCATATGCGTATTGAAGTCGACCTAAAATCTCACGAGCCAATGCGCCTTTGTTTGCAAGAATTGCAATCTTATAATCAATGTTGAATAGTACAGTCCAAAGCATATAACCAACTGTCGTGGTTGTCTTACCAACCTGACGAGGCATCTTTGCAATACAGAAACGATTGTTGTGAAATGTATCAACCATCTCTTCTTGAAATGGCCACATGTCGAATGGGACAAGACCTTTGTCCACATTGACAATCTTCACATATGTTTTGATGAAGTAAATTGGGTCCTCAGAACACTTTACAATCTCTGCAACTTGTTCTTCAGTGTAGGATATCTCTACACCTAATCTTTTTAGACTCGCATTACCATTATACCCACCACCATTATCACTCATTTATTATTCTTCAAAAACTTTACTAGTTCTGTTGTTGAGCCAACAAAAACTGCTTTATCAACATTTACATTACCGCTTTGTTTTTTATCGTCAGACCCTTGTAAATCTTTCTTGCGCTTTTGCAATTCAAGCAAGTCTTTATTCAAGTCAGATAAATTTTTGATGAATGTTGCGGCAACTTCATATGCTCTTGGTTGTTCAGATTCGTTTGCTACCAACAAAAGATTATCAAAGGCAACACCGCCTTTGTTGATTAATTTTTTGATATTCTGTCTGGCAAACTCAACATCATCTTCAATAGTTGAATCTTTTATTTCGACAACGGCAGTCTCTTTGACCTCAATTACATTTGTTGGTGTTATTGGGTCTATGTCGAATATGTCTGATAAGTTTTTATCTATGCTTTTCATAATGTATCAGGATATTCTTTTGACTGAATGGTATAGCCAAAATCATCATTTGTGTCAGCAGTCACAGGGCTTTGAGTAATCTTTGTGTTTGCTATCAATAATGGTGTAGTCTCTACAGTAGAAACGACATATCTTGCATGTGAATCTGCACCAATAACAATATCGTTTGCAGACAATACGCCAGTCATCGAAGTTGCAATCAGAGTGTTTGAATTTGGTCTCCAGTACAATACTGTGCCAAGAACATCTCTTCTGTTTTCAACATTGATAGTCTCACCTTCAAGATATGTTCCGTTTCCTGTGTTTGCAGTATTCTGCATAACTACAGTCTGAATTGCTTTGTTATTGGTATCGTAGAACAAGTTTGTTGTAGAACCACCAGTGATAATGTTTGCGCCGTTTGCAACAATACCACTATCGATACCAATAATGATAGCACTGTTAGCAACAGGACCAAACAGATATCCTTTGACAGTGAATGTCAAATCCCATGTAATGATTCTTTGTGAATCTAAACCACCTTCATATTCTATGTTCTGTGAAACACTATTGAGAACAATAGGAATGTCTTTGATGATATTCAGTGATGGAACTAGATTAGCAGTGACTGTATAGTCTGGAACAAAATATGGTAGAATTTGTTCAACAAGTTGTGTACCATCTTCAATGTTGCGAACAAAAACACTCAGTGTGAAATCAAAGTTATATGGTGCACCAACATACTGAGACTTGACTGTTCTTTTGACTGTTGTGTCAGCGGCTGCAATCTTAATAGCCGATTGTTGCTTACGGCTAGAATCATATGAAATGTTTGTCATTTCAAAATTAAGTCTAGGTAAACTTATAGCGACAGACTTTGTTAGAGTAGGGTCTTGCTGTAATCTTGTAATGAATTTTTCTTTGGCACCATATGCAAGAGGCACTTTAATAACTTCTCTTGCAGTGCCATCATTAGCATATCTTTTGATAGACAAATTATTAAACATCGTACCAAAAATTACGACATATTTTCGAAAGCTACGATTGTAAAAATGAGTACCAAACATTACGGTTCACCAAATGGATTGTTTTCAGAGAAGTCGATGATATTATCACCCTCTGTTTGAACAATTTTATTATCTGCAATATCTTCAAATGAGAAGTCGAGGTCTTGTGCTTTCGATTCACCACTTGTTGAAAGTATCCAAGATGCATTACTTGTGGCACCTTTAATGGCTTGTAAACTTGTGAATGTTCCATTAATCTTAATGACTTCAAGTTTTCTTGTTGTTGAATTAAACGAAGTGCATTCAGCAAAAGCGGTTGCTGTAGCAACATTGCTACCTTGATATACTGTCTCATTATTTGCCGCATCGAAGTTTCCGCTACCTCCAGCATTCACAGACAATGTTGTTACTGTATAATTGTGTCTAATTTGTTCATCAACTTCTTCAACACCAGTTTCAATAATTTCACTAGAGAATACGAATTGGCGAAGTTTCAATGAGTACAAATACACATTGTTGTCACGCCCACGACCCAATGGATAGAACATTGCAGGAGTGTTCTCATGCTCAACATGGGCAATCTCAAAGAAGTTTTGTACAAGAGGAATGTAAATTAAGTCACCTTCTTGCGCCCTAAACAATCCAGGAACACTTGCTTTAAATCTACGGCGTGAAACAAGCATTGTCATCTCATCACGAATGTCAAGACCAAACTTAGAAATGAAATCGCCTTCACCTTCCATACCAGACACATTGTTGATGTACATTTCAATTGGGTATGCAGTAACATATTTTTTCAGCTGGTCTTCACCATACAACTTATCAATACCTGAATTGTCTGTAGTTCTTGGTAAATAGTAAACATCTATACCATAAATTTTCATGGCTTCAATCATCAAATCCTCAACGAGCAACTGCTCATTGGTTACTTGATTAACCGGAAAATTATTGAAATATAGATTCGTTGCCATTATTAGCCAACTAAAATATCTGGTGGCAATACATTCAGACTTTGAATATCTTCTTCAATCTTTTGAATTTCAACAACAGCCTCATCGTAAATTGCTTGACCGTTTAGCATCACACCGCCTGGCATTTGAATGCCTGCAAACTTTTTAAGATTATTACCCCATTGTTTTTTAATCAATGCAATAGCATATCTCTTTAAGAATCTATCATTCCAAACATCAGAGATACCTGATTTTGTAATTGTTTGTCCAGTTGCTGTGCTGGTGAATGCACTGTAAACATTTAATGAAGTTGGCGAGTTGATTTGAACGATTGTTTGTGTTTGACTGCCAACAGTGATTTCATCACCAATAAACAAATCATTGTAGAAGTTTGTTCCGGTGCCAGTTACTACAACCGAAGCATTCGCAACATTGGCTGTTCCGGATGCAGTAAATGTATCGGGGTCTAATTTACGATAACATTCAACAATTACCCAATCGTTTGTTGTTATGTTATTATTCCAATCGATATCAAGAAACAATTTGTTGAGATGGCGATTGAAACGATATTGTGGTTTACCAGAGAACAGCAAATTCAATGTTGCGATATGTTGCATTGTAATTTCATATGGCACATATGACACTGAAGTAAAGTCGTACAGGTCATGTAATCTCAATTGATAACGCAAATCGAACATGTTGATTGATGAGTTTGAATCATCAAATGGAAACACATTCACAACACCAATCACTGCATCAGGAACATAAATCCATTTTCTTGCAATATCATCTGTTGTAATTTTGTGTTTCATGTAAATCTTCTCAACACCATCGAAGTGATAGTCTTGAAAAAATTGTAATGCTTCATCTATTCTGTCTTCTAGTTGGTCATCATCGACATTGATATCAATGACAGGAAAACCTAACTCACGAAGACAGTAGGTTTTAAAAGTGGATCTTGTTGTTGGTTTAGCCATAGTGGTATATTTATCCTAGTGCGATTGCCATTGCCATTGCATCACCAATTGTTCCTGCCTGTTGTCCGCCAATAAAAACATTATCGGCATACACATTACCTTTAACGCCAGCACCGCCGGCAATAGTTATTGCGCCTGTTATATTTGATGTTGATGTTTTTGTGTTTGAGACATATAATTGCGATGCGCTATTAACTGTAATCAATGCACCACTGTTTGCCAAACCAGTCGAACCACCGGCATTGGCAGTGTATTGTCTTGAACCATCTGAGAATTGAATGTATTGCGAAGTCGCAACTGCACTTGCAGTAAAGTTTGTCGATACATTAATGTTATTTACATTAAGTGTCGCTATAGTTTTATTGAATGTGAAGTTGGCATTTGAACCAAAAGAACCAGCGTCATTGTACTGAACTTCTGTGGTGAGACCGGCAGGCTGAGTTGTCCTAATCGAACCAAGAGTATTCGATGAAGTCTTATAGTAAATTATACCATCGGCGTAATTGAGAGCAATCTCACCGTTAGCAATAACACCTAAAGAAGGAGTGGCTGCCGCTGTACCCGAAGAACGGACTGCAATGACTGTATTTGCCATGCTTAGAAAGTTCCGCCAGCCGATTCAACTTTCAAAACAACATTATTTTCTTTTACAGAAACTTTCTCGGTAGATTTTACTTCTTCAACTTCTTCTTTGGTGGTTTCAATTACTTCTAAACCTAGTTTTTTTCTTTTTGAATTTGGTAGCATGTCTTCTAACTGTTTGATGTAATGGTTTTTATCAGCAATATCATTTTCAACATTTGCAACTTTATCATTCAGTTTTGCAAGTTCCCTTGCTTGCTCATTCAATGCAGTCTGTAGACGATGTTTATCAGCATCACTATTGCTAGTGTTCTTAATGATGTTGTCTTTGTTTTCAACTTCTGAAGTTAGAGAAACTATCTTGTTTTGTAGATTAGCATTTTCTCTAACAACAGATTCATATAAATTTCCTTTTTCTTGAAGAGCAGGTATTTCTTTTACCTTCTCTTCAAGAAATTTGATTTGCGTTTGAAACATAAAATTCTGTTTCAGCACAGCAGTGAAATTTTCTAGTACTACCTCATTGTAAACATTTATAAAATTTGCATCGGACATAATAAAACCCTTTCATAGTATTAATTATATATTAGAAACTTCCACCATTCAAATGTGCAAATGTTGGTACGCCTGAAGAATTGATTTGTAACACATGACCTTCAGTAGATGAAACTACAGTAGTCAATGCGCTGGAACCTTGACCAATGATAACACCATTCAATGTGAGTGCAGTATTACCAGTACCACCATTACCGACCGCAAGTGTGCCAGAAATGTGAGTTGTAAGACCAATTTTACCATAGCTAGGTGCAACACCCACACCACCAGAGATTAGAGCATTGCCTGTAGCAACATCGGCAAGTGATGCTAGAGTTGTTGCACCAGATGCATATACAATATCACCAGTAGTGTATGATGCAAGACCTGTACCACCACGAACAACAGCAAGTGTACCAGATGTAACTTGAGATGCGGCAATTGCAATTTCTGCGGCAGTTACTGCTGAAACTTCACCATACTGATTAACAGTCAATGATGTGATTGTATTACCAGCGGCAACACCACCAGTTAATGTGTAACCAGTATTCGCTTGTGATGCAAGTTTAGTACCATCAAAGATGACTCTTTGACTTGATGTGAATGATGTTCCGTTTGTACCACCTCTTGCAATAGGTAATGTACCTGTTGTTACAGCAGATGCATCGATAGCAATAGCAGTATTAGTAACAGCAGAAACTCTACCATATGCATCTGTAGTGATGACTGGATGATAAGATGATGAACCATATGTGCCAGCAGTACCTGTGTTTGCTAATGTTGCAAGTGCAGTACCATTAAATGCAACAATACCATTTGTAAATGATGTTTGGTTTGTACCACCATCAGCAATGGCAATTGCAGAAGCAAGACTAGAGACTGTACCACCAGTGATGTTTGCTCTTAGTGTGGCAGTATTAGCGGCAGTTAAAGAACCAGTCGCAAGTACATTTGATGTTGGGTCTGTTACTAATCCTTTGAATAAGAAGAAGTTACCTGCGGCTTGTCTGACAAGACCATGATATGTTACAGAAGAACCTGTGTTTGCTTGTCCATAGAAACCAATATCTAAAACATCACCAACTGTATTATTGGTAGCAAGTTTGATTAGAGAATCGGTTGTTGTTACTGTTGAAGTATTGACTGTTGTGGTAGTACCAGTAATAGTTAAGTTACCTGTAACAGACAAGTCGCCAGAAATAGATTGTGCGCCAGATGTGCGAACAACCGTATTATCAACATCAATAATAACTGTAGTATTTGCAGCCGTTACAGCAGTAGTAATACCATCACCACCTTTGAAAGTGATTGTATCTGTAGCAAGAGCGACAGGATCAGTTCCTGTATCACCAGCAATGTTTAGTGTAGTTGAAATTGAGACATTAGCCGCTGAAGTGATGCGACCTTTTGCATCAACAGAGAATGTAGGAATCTGTGTAAGACCACCATATGTGCCAGCAGAAACACCAGTCGAACCTAGTGTTAATGGAATGTTTGCATTTGCAGAACCGTCAATAGAAACAGTACCATTGGCATCACCAGAGACACCAATTGTTCTTGCAGTTGCCCAAGTAGATGCAGTATTTGCATTACCAAACAATGATGCATAGATTGCAGTTGCTGAAAAGATACCTGCTGTATCTCTTTTTACAATCGTATTTGCTGTATTAGCAGATGCCGCATTCTCAAGTAGTTGAGTATAGTAGCGACCACCAACCGCAATGACTTGATTGCCGGCTTGACCTATGAATAATTTACCAGATGTGTTTGAGTACGCTGGTTCAGCAACATTGAGTGTCGATGGGGCAGCCGTTCCTTCAGACCACTTTAGTTGGATGACTGTATTTGCCATGGTTTCTTACCTTATTGTTATAATTGATGTTCTATTTATGATTTCTCAAAATGACCCGCCATTCACACTTGCCAAACCAATCTCTCCAACATAACGATAACCAGTAATATAAATTACTTTTGCGGCGGTCAAAGCGGCAGGAATAGGCGATGACCCCACGAAATTTAGTACACCAGACTGATAATCAAACCACCATTCACCAACACCAGATATACCAGCATCAGATAATTGTGTTCCAGTTGATGGTGCATTACCAACACCAGCAGTATCAGCATATACTTTTACGAAATATGTTGAACCAAATTCAGGTGGTATCCAATCAGTTAAATTAGTTTTCCAAGTAGGATAGACACTAGAAGTTGGTGTTGATGTTGTGTCGGCAGTACATTGTACTGCGGCTGTTGTTAAATATGCTTGTACAACTCCAGTCACAGCGGCAGCCGTTGCAGGAATCTCACTTGATTTTGTCCAAACTTTATCTAAACGATTTAATGCTGGACTTGCAATAGATTCATTACTTGCACCTTTATTCGTGCTTGTATCTGTCTTAGCAACACCAAACAATTTTTTAAATAGTAAGTCGATTTTTTGTGTATCAGAATATGCCATTAGTTACTCGCAGTCTCTAAAGATAACGCCGTTACTGTCTGACCGCTTGTGAGTTTGATGCGAACATATATTTCATTTGTTCCTGTACTTGAACTTGATACAGTACCAAATGTGCAAGTCTTGCTGTGTGCAGTTTGTGCGGAGTTTAATGTAACGACACCACCCAATGCACAACCATTGCTTCCATTACCACCAGAACCTGCGCCAGGAACACCAGAACCAGCATAAGCTACAGACATGTCTAACCAACCATTTAATGTTGATGATGTGTCAATTGTACTTCCTGGTAATGCTACCCAAAGTCCTGCAATTGTTCCTGTGAACTTGATATTAAATTTAGATACAGATGTTCTCACAAATCTAAAAGTGAAATATTGATTACCTGTTCTACCTGTGCTTAAATTAGGACCAGCTGGTAAATATCCAGTTGCATAGTTTGTCTGGTCATGTTTTAATGTAGCGGCAACAATTGTAGCATCGTTTGCAGTCAATGTACTTGATTGACTATTGAACAAAGATGCGCCAGCACTATATGTTGGAGTGTCTGTGGTTCCTGGATTTATAATTCTTGCGGCAAGACCTGAACCAGTACCGACAGTCGAACCAAAAGTCACTGCGGTTTCTTCCATCAAACTTGATGTACCTGTTTTATACAAAACAGTATTTGCTAATGCGGTTGTAAATGCTTGTGATGCAGTAGAGTAACTGTTATCTACTGTAACACTTGGACCGGTTGCGGATGAACCAAATCCTGCGATAATAGTTGATGATGTATTCACAACAATAGAACCACTAGAAACAAGATAGTTTCTTGCCATTGATGTGATACCAACAGCAGGATAGTTGTTACTTGATGGTGCACCAAATGCACCACCTGCTGTGCCAGTAAAAAAGTTATTACTGGTCGGGTACATGTCACCACTTAATTTAGATACATTGACACCCAATAAGAATGTTGTTGCACTTGTGTAGTGTGGTACTGTGCTTGAATAGATTACAGTTGTTGATGATGGAACAATTGTAGGTGTTGCAAATGTTGGAGAGCCTGGAGCCGAGTCATCATAGTACCATGAAACTGTTGATGTGTTTGAACCAGCAGAATGTGAAAGATAAATTTCATTCCATCCATTTGCCACTGTACCAGAACCTTGGCAGTCAAAACTACGCCAAAAGTCAGCATATGAAATTCTACCAGTCTGTGCATAATCTTTACTATCAGTAACAATCAAATCACTGTATGTTCCATTTGCACTTGATGATGTAAATGTGACTGCACCTGTAGCAACATTATTCTTTACGAGTGTTAAAGTACCAGATTCACCTGGACCCACATCATTAAATGTATTTGTTGTATATGATGAGGCTCTACGAACTGAAGTAACTGTAGAACCTGCGGCAGCCTGTTTGCTTGCTGTTGTTGTTCTATCAGTTTGTGTAAAACTTGTCATTCTATAAGTTGACAAAGTATTTACAACTAATGAAGTTGCATTTGGAAAAGCACCAGGAGACTGTGGTACTAATTTACCAAGAATCTGATTGATTTGTGCAAGACCATTTGTCACCGTTGTAGCTTGCGTTAATGTCACAGCATTACTTACAAGAACGCCAGCAGTATTTGCACCAAGAACTACAGTGTTACCAAAAACATTGTTTGCGGCATTGTATGATGAGTTAGCTTGTGCAAAAGCAGAATCTAATCTGCCAGCATCTGCAATAGTATAATATGTTGCACCATCAGAAGAGTAAACCCATTTGTCATTACCTTCATCCCAAATCAAATATGCATTTGCTGATGCGCCACGGTCAATCTCAATACCAGCATTAGCCGCAGGAGTTGCTGATGAACCAATAGACGCATTCAATGTAATGATGTTGTCTTTGATTAAGACAGTTTCTGTATTGGCATATACATTGCTACCAATAACAGTCAAATTACCTGAGACAGTTACATCACCAGAAATGGTACCACCAGCAGATGCAAACTTAGTATTTGCTTGATTGTATGCCGCTTGTGCTAAATTGTTTGCTGAATTAGCTTTGTCAAAAGCAGAGTTTGCTTTATCATGTGCTGGTTGTATTTGTGGACCAACATTGTTTGCCGCATTAAAGGCAGCCTGTGCAGTTATTGTTCCTGTGTTAGCTTGTGCATACGAAGAATTTAATCTATCAATATATGCTTGACCACCAACAACCAAAACCCCATCACCATTAGCAGTACCTATGAATAAGGTATTACTAACATATGAATATCCTTGTTCACCTAATTCAAGCGTTGTTGGCGCTGAATTGGCAATAGAGGTTTTTATCTGTATTAATGACATTAGAATGTACCGCCACTTAGTGCATTGATGTATGGGTCAGCGGCTTCGTATTTTTGTGTTATCGAATTGTAGACAAGTGTTCTACCATTAGATGTGTTTGCGGTGTTCACATTCGACAAACTTCCCAATGAGATGTTTGAAGATGGGATTGTTGTAACTGAAGCAACGGATTTTGTAGAAGGTCTAATCGAAACCGTTGATGCAGAATTCGTAATTACTGTTACATTCGTTACCATTATCGTGTCACTGATGGAAGAACTGTTGCGATACCTTCAACAACTCTAGTTTTAATATTTGATGGACTTGTCATAACCAAATCGTAAACATATCTTCCGGGAGTAAGATTAGCAGTGTTTGCAGATGACATTGCCATGGTTATTTCACCATTAGCGGCTTCTGTGATTGAAACTGTAAAATCAACTGCCGTAGTTGAGTAGTGTGATTTACGCATCTGTGCGGCTACACTATATGACGCTAAGTTTTGACCAGCACCAGTGGCATCATTTACTTTGACAACTGATGAATAATTGGCGCCTTGTTCGACCGTAATTTCTGCATAACCAGCCATTGCATTCCCCCGAAAACTTGTTAATACTCTATTTAGTCATTCATGGTACTATTAGAAACAAAAAACCCCGCCAAGGCGGGGATTTGTTATACTACAATATATTATTCTGTTGGCCAGTTCTGTGCTGTTACAACAGTTGACAAAGCAGGAACATCTGCGGCACCAGCAATTGCAGTTACTAATCGTGTGCATTCTGTGATTACTGCGGCACGATGTGTTACTGTTGCTTCTGGAATTGCAACATCTCTCTCTGCTTTACGAATGACCATCCAATCAGTTTGTGATAGAATACTGTTTGCAGTTTGCTTAACAGTTTCAGTCCATAGAGTTTTCAATACGGCTAAATCTTTTGGATGGTCTACACCCCAATAGAATCTATCATCATATTGCACATTTGTATCTTCTACTTCCGTGATACCAATTGCGTGTTTTTCTTCTAATGAAGTTAGGCGCAACCAATTGGCAGGATACTGAACACCATTATGCTTGAATGGTGCATCTAATGGTAGAGTTTTGTTATCTAGTAAAAACATTTTTTTTCCTTATCGTGCATTCGAATATTTGAATGGGTTTTCGGCAAAGGCCATGTAGATGTAAGTTCCACCTGATGCGTTAATATCAGTCCACGAGTTTCTTATTTTGAAACCGTTGGAATTTATGTCAAGCACATTAGAAGAACCAGCATCAGTCGCATTTGAGTTTGCGTACAAATAATTATCTACATCATTGTAGGTATCACGAGCAGTATCCAACATTACCCATCCACCTGTGCTGTCTGTGCGTTTAATCATTAAAAACCTTGCCCTAAACCCCAAAAATACAAATACGCCATCCGAAGAGCCATTGCCCGTGTAGCTGCCAAATGCGCTGTACCCTGCTACTGCTGAGAAAGCATAAAGAACTATAAGGCTCGATCCACCAGTAATTTGACCAGCAGTAATACCGATAGTGGTAGAACTTATTGAATTAAGCCAATTTGAACCTGTTGTAAATGGAGCGTTTGTAGCATTTAAGTACATACCTTTTGTTGTTGGTATTGAGTCTACTGATTCAAAATAGTTATGCCATAGTACCCAGTTAGAAACAGAATTTCTTTCTTTGAGAATAAACATACTTGGGGCAACGCCTAATCCGTGGCCTATTGTATAGCTGCCACTTGTTTCTGTATATGTCACGATGCTAAATCCCGCAGTTGGATTTGCACTGACTTGTGATGATATAGTTCCGCTTGTGTTAGTGACTGATGTTCCACCGCCTGCTTTCCATTGCCAAGCAACATATGTCTCGGCGCTGTTATTGCCTTGGTCGGCGGTGTTGAGCGTAAACCCGGTGGAATTCACCGAACTCAAAATAGAGCCAGAGTATTCTACTTGGGTAAGGTCAGAACAAATAGTATTGGCGATACCACGCACAGTATCTATCAGCCTGTGGTCTCTGGCGGCTGAGCGTGATTTCTGCCATATAAAATCAGGTTGGAATGATATACCGTTGACCGTATTGGTAACAACTTGCGTGGCGCCTGTACCTGTATATGTTGTAGCCGCCATGTACGCCGCACCACTTGGTATTGCTGGTGTAGATAGATTGTATGTGTTCAGTGCATTATAACCTGTTGGTGGTGTGTATGCGAATGCCCGTTGACCAAAGTTCCAAAAGAAAGAACCATTCGGGTCAGAGTCAGAGCCAAATAACCAACCATTACCTGTGTTGGTCATCCCTGTATATGCTACACCAAGAGAAGTTCCGTTTTTATAAAATGTAATTGAGCCGGCATCAGCATCCATTGCAATACCAATGATATCGCCAGTTGTTGACGATGCCGCATAAGCAACACCGGTGTTATCGTTATTACATTTATTTCCTGTATTTACTTTATATGCATAACCTGGATTTCTTGCACTACCAGATCCAAGAGTTCCTAAACCTGCTTTTGGTACATCAGAAGAAACCCCAATCCATTGTGCTGTTACCGCCGCATTGATATAAACTTCAGCATACCATTTTCCCGAAGTCATTGGAATAGTTGCATATGTTGTTCCAGTAACACCACCATTTGCACCAACAGTGAATTTAAGATTTCCGTCAGAAGTAAAATCGGTGCTTGTATTATATTGTCTAATGCCAGGATTCAATACCGCATAGTTACTAGCTAAAGGTCCAACAG